AAAACACAAAAAAAGCAAAAACAAAAAGTCTAGCTCGCCTAAGAACTATCTTATGAAATCACCACAGCATTATTTAAAACATGGTGGAGAAAAAACTAGAAATAGAAGTTTTAAATAAAATTAAAAATATGTGTAAAAATTAAAAATTTTATATATAATCTTATCATGGTTGGTGGCAAAAAATATTAAAAATTAATTATTAACCAATTTAAAAATTTAACAAACAAAAAAAGAAAGGCCCATTTAATATGGCTATTGATTTAAACGCAATTCGAAAGAAACTAGGACAACTTAGCGGTCAAAATTCCAAGAAGAATTCTCTTTGGCGACCAGAAGAAGGTACTGAGACGACTGTTCGACTTCTTGCTTATCCTAATAACGATGGACAGCCGTTTAAGGAGCTAATGTTTTATTATAACATTGGAAACAATCCTGGCATTCTTTCACCTTACCAATTTGGTAAGCCTGATCCTTTTCAAGAGCTAATTACAAAGCTTCGAGATGAAGGATCAAAAGAGTCATATGAACTAGCTAAGAAGCTATATCCTAAGATGCGATGTTATGCTCCTGTAGTAGTTAGAGGTGAAGAAGAAAAGGGCGTTCGTTTATGGGCTTTTGGAAAGCAAATCTATCAAACGCTTCTAAACTACATGTTAGATGAAGATTATGGTGACATTACTGATCCTACTGAAGGTCGTGATGTAAAGATTATTTGTACAAAGACTCCTGGCAAAATGTGGGCAACAACTGAAGTTAGACCTCGTGGCAAAGAGTCACCACTTAACGAAGACACTTCAACATCTAAGCAGTGGTTGGATAACATTCCAGATGTTAACAATCTTTATGAACTTAAGCAATATGAAGAGCTTGAAAGAATCATCAATACTTGGCTAAACGAAGACGAAGAAGATTCTAATAAAGAGACAACTCGAGGAGGTTCGTGGAATAAAGACAATTCTAATAACTCTAAAGCAGATGACTCACCAGATGCAATTAGTGGAAAGTATAAGTCTTTAGACGATGCTTTTGCTGATCTAGATAGCCTCTAATAAAATGTTATAATTCACTTAAAAAGTAGTGTAACACTGTTAGTGTAATTATATAATACTAGATTAATCTATAATTTAAAGCCGGCGAAAAATCCGGTTTTTTTGTATTTAATTAAATGTAAAAACTATAAAATAGTATATACTTTATTAGAACAAATAAAGAAAAGGCAAAAGATGGCAAAATCAAAAAAAACAAAAGAAAACTTAGATGACTTTACATCAGATCTTATTAAGTCTTTAAACAAAGAAAGAGGTGTAAGAGTTGCTTATAATTTAAGCACAGATGAGTCTCCTACACATGTTAATAGATGGATTAGCACTGGTTCAAAACAACTAGACTATATTATTTCTAACCAAAAAAATGGAGGATTACCAGAAGGCAGGATTGTAGAAATTTTTGGTCCACCTAGCATAGTAAAGTCTCATATTGCAACTCAAATTGCAAAGTCTACACAACAAATGGGAGGAATTGTAGTTTATATTGATACGGAAAACGCTACTTCAGTTGAAAACTTAAGAGCGCTTGGTGTTGATATTAAAAGGAGATTCGTATACGTTGATACACATTGCACAGAAGAAGTGTTATCTATTGCAGAGAGCACAATTATTAAAGCAAAAGCTATGGATAAAGATGTACCAGTAACTATTATTTGGGACTCTGTTGCTGCAACTTCTCCAAAAGCAGAGCTTACAGGTGACTATGACAAAGAGTCTATTGGGCTTCAAGCACGTGCTATATCAAAAGGCATGCGAAAGATTACAGGTGTTATAGCAAACGAAAAAGTCTTAATGGTTTGTCTTAACCAAATAAGGACTAAAGTAGGTGTTATGTATGGTGATCCAACAACAACTCCTGGCGGAATGGCAATACCTTTCCACAGTTCAGTTAGAATTAAGCTTGGCGCAGGATCACAAATTCTTAACAAGAACAAAGAGCCGATTGGTATCAATGTTTCTGCAAAGACTATAAAAAACAAAGTATCAGCCCCGTTTAGGAAATGTGATTTTGAAATACATTTTGGAAAAGGAATCAAAGAG